TACAAACATAAGGAATCCTATTGGGAACATTATGCTTAATCTTTCCAAGAATAGACAAAAGCTCACTAGGTTTCATAGGATAAGAAAACCGAACTTCGGGGTCCTTAAAAGTGCGTTCAACGGTAGAATTTTTCAACTTAACAGAGGCAGAACGAGGAACGCTACGAAAACCAAACAAATAAGTGTTAGGGTCACTAGCGTCCAGGTCATTAATATCGGGAACGCAAGACACGTCCGCAATATCGTCCGTACAAGTTTCAACAACCGAAACCTCCAAAGTAGGAAGGAAACAAGGAGCATAAGTAAGAGTAACAAAATAAACATAGCGAAACTGAGCAGAATAAGCAGTAAGCAGGTTAGTCTGAATACCGGAACGACGGAGAATACAAGAAGGGCAAGAACCACAAGACACGAGAACAGGCTCATGTGTATACTTGTTAACAACCGTACGAGGATGCTGACAACGAGTCACTAACTTATTCTGCAATTCCTTGGTAATCATTTTCTATCAGTAAAATCAAGTTTCATTTGACGAGGCTTACGACCACGAGCAAAGGAAACGTGAATAAATGTACGATATCTTATAAGCTGGTCAAATCCAAAGGGAGAATCTTCAACCATCGAGTAGAAAACACCAATCGGAAAATCGACAGGTGCCAGGTCAATGGCATCTCCGGTCAAATGCTGAGAATTAGGAGAACCATTACACGCACTATTCTGCGCTACAGTACGAAGAGCAGAAGTAACAGTAAAATGAATGTTTTGGCGAAGAAGCCACTCAACAAATTTCATTAATTCAGGATTCATAATCTACGAAAAAATTTTGGCAATAGACGTAAGAAGGCTGACAGCAGCTGCAATAACAGCAGCCCAGATTTTAGATTTAGTTTCACTTTTCATCAGAAATTGCTTTAAAAGTTGAACAATGAGAAATAATAAGAACACAATCAGGGCGAAGATGCGAAGAAACAAATTCAGAAACTTCGTCAACGAGAACAAGAATAGTCTCATTCTGATTAGGGTCAACCTTCGATTGAACAGAGCACAGATAATACTTTTCCATAACATTTAAAATTTTAATTATACATTGGTTTTAAAGACAAAGCAAAGGTACAAATAAAAATTTGAAAAAAACAAATATGAGCATATATTATTAACATTAATAAACAATAAGCTATGCGGGTGGAAGGCTGGTCTGTGAGTTTGCGTATATAAGACAAGAGAAGGTTGAAAGCGATGGGGTAAATCGCTTTCCCTACGGGCAAACTCATGTAGGCTTCGCCAATTTATATTTAGGTGTTTAGCAACGGTCGCTATGCTCCCTTCATGTGTGTTCTTATATTTAGAGTCTTCGACTCACGATTTTAGCGGACAAAACCGCCAAAATCTAGGACTTGTATAACCACGCTACGCGCGGTTGCCGGGAGTTACTCCAAGCAACAAAACCCGACGCGTATCACTACGAGCCGGGTAAACACACAACAAACAAAAGTACTACCAGGGCAGAAAGTTTCCTATAGTATTACCAATAGAAGTACCATAATGAACAGCCTTATCAGCGTCATAATACTTATATTTCTTGCCTTCATTACGGGAACGATACCAGTCCTCAATACTACGAGAACGGGCGCGCTCACGATTGAATTTAGCTGCTTCGAGCTCAAATTCAGCATTAGAGTGATTTGAAGCATTAGAAGCACGAATCAAAGAATCGGCAGTAGCTTCAGCAACCTTATTACTGATTTTCTGACCTTTGGCACGGGCATAAGTCAATACCTCGTCAGCAAGAACCTTCTTGGCCTGGTTATAGTTCAAATGACCATGAGACATCTGATTATAATATTCAGAAGCCTTGACATTCAAATCAGCCTGCTGCTGTTGGTCAAGATACTTGTTAAGAACGGTCTTGGCTTCAGCATCAAGCAACTGGGAGGTACCTTGTGCCTGGAGAAGACGTCCGGCAAAAGCCATATTATCAAGTTCCTGCATTTCCTTGGAATAACCAAGCTGAGCGCGTGCCAAGCCGGTAGCCTTCAAGTACTCACGAGTTTCTTTCGTCATTTTTGACCAATCAACATTAGAAAGAGCCTGCATAGCCTGGGCATCCGCAAGGTTTTTCTGTCCTTGCAACTGTGAAACCTGGGCTTGCTGAACCTGGGACTGAAACACAGAACCAATAGCCTGCTGGACACCAGAATAATCAGCCTGGAAAGGTTGCATGATGGCAGAACCAGAAGAAGAAGCAGAAGCGCCGGGACCAGCTGACTGAGCGACACCAGCAGAACCACCATTCATCATCAGATAAGGGTTTAAACCAGCTTCTTCAAGACGTTGACGTTGCGCGGAAGCAGTATTATATGCGTTTTCCTTATTCCACATATTTTCCTGAAAATCACGCTGCTGCATAGCCATACGCTCGTTAAACTGATTGTTCATCTGATTTATTTTATAGTTCATCTGGTTAGTCTCCCGGACATTTTGTCTATTCTGAGAATTCTGAATAGCAGAAGAACCAATGCCAAGAAGACCACCAGTGATTGAACCAAAAAGACCCATTATTCAAGGGAAGCAGAACCGGCGGGAGCAGCAGACGCCTTTTCTGCTTCTTGTCTAGCAGTTTCAGTTTCAATCAATTCTTGTGCTTGAGATTCAAGGTTTTCAGCATAAGCCGACAACTCTTTAGACCAAGCAATAATTTCAGAAGGAGCCTGAACATGCCGGGAACGAACCGTTGACAAAAGGTCATCATCAGACATCTTGTCCATAATCTGCTGAATTTGAGAGGCAGATTGCTTGCTCTGTCCGAACTTGGAGGCAACAGCAAGACCGGCACGAGAAGCCAAGTCCTTGGTATGAAGAATTAAACAAATATCAGAAGTGTAACGCACCGGACAATCCTCTTCATTATCATAAATTTCAACGCGAAGCTGTTCGGTAGAATCAAATTCGGGAGCAACTGCAAAAGCATCCGGAGAAACATCGGGAACAAGACCGGAACCTTGTTCCAGACTGTTCAAACAATTAAATTTTCCTATCATAATCAAAACAAAAAATTAGTAAGGTACACCATCACGAGACAAATTACGGGCAACATAGCAGCCGATATAGGAATTGACCAAAAGCTGGTCAGTGTCCCAGGTAGAATCAGCATTGACACCAAAAATGGGGTCAAGAACAGAAGGATTAACCTTGAAGAACTTATAATTCAAGACAACGCGAGTACTCTCGTTAACATCGCCTTCATCATAACCAGAGCCAAACCAACCAGAAAGAAGAGATTCGGTAACAGGAGAAACCCAAGACTTGAGAGTAGTGGTAAACGCGCCATTAACAACATCAAGTTTAGTTTTCCAATTAAAATAACGAGGATTATAACCTGCATTAAATAGATTAACAATAGAAGCTTGAGGGGAGTTGAAAATTTGCGTCATAGGAAGAACCTCCATGCCAATATTATCAAACTCAGGAATCGGAAGGCTTTCAGCATCAGTGACAAGCAACTGTCCGTCTTGACCAGTAATTGTATAATCAAGCAAGGGAACAGCATGATAAATACACATAACAACACAATGTTCATTGGTAGTATAAGTAAATGAACCGTCACCAGCACCAACTCCTTTACCAGCAATAACAGCAGTATTACCTTCGGCAGCAAGGTTATTATTGACAACCTCACTGATATCAAGGTTGCGAGAGATACCACCAATATAGGTACACATATTAGAAAGAGCTTGAGGCAAGTTCACACCAAAATGTTTACGAATCTGTTCACGATAATCACTATCTCCAGATTGACTGACTTCTTTCCAACGTTGAAGAGCTTCGGCTTGGCGAAGAGCGAGAACCGTAAATTTAGAAGCAATATCCTGCACATTGACAGAAAGAAGAGAACCAGCATTTATAGTTCCTCCAGAAGACAAATTAACACCAATAGGAGAAGTAGCAATCCCTTTACTCATAACAGTCGCAGTACCAACGGGATGAAGAGTTCCAGAAGTATCAGCAACCTGAACATTAGAAACTGAAGAGGGAAGGTCAATTACAGCAACATCTCCAAACTGAGAATTCGGAAGAACACCCATCAGCATATCCTTGTTCCAGTTGCAATATTTGAGGTCAAATATTGTATTAGATTTCCAATAGGCAGAATCCACAGCAGGAATATTCGAAGAAGAAATTAAAGTAGGAGAAATACCCGTAAAATAGTCTACATTATAAGAAGAAGGATTAGCATTTTCCCACTGAGACCAACGGAAAAAATCCTGATAAATCTTCTGATAAGCAAGAAGAGGGAAAACATTTACATAGACATTTTGTATATATTGCTGAGTATAACTCTTTGAATCAACATTCCTCGTTAAAGAAGTAGACCACCAACGATTGCCAGGAGAAGGTAGAGTATTAACAACATTACCATAACCAAGATAACTCAACAACTTAAAAGACAAATCTCCACGAGAAAAACCAAACATATTTACCAAAGACGAAGAGCTTCCAGGGCTATAATTCCCTCCATTAAGTCGGGAAAGAACAACACCAAGCTGAGAAAGAGAGATAGAAGGGAGATAAGTACCAAGCGACAAATTCTGAGTCAAAGACAAAGCCTGAATCTGATTGATATCCTGCATTTGAGTCAACACAGAAGGCGCAGACTTCCAAAGAAGGCGCAACGGCACAGCATAAAAATCAAAATATTCACGCAAACGGGTATAAGCAGAAGTTTCAACGGGCTGGGTACGGGTGAAATACTCAATGTTGAACTTGTACTTATCACCGGGCATGGAAATATCCCAATAAACGGGAAGAAGCTCACCAACTTTCGCAGTAAATGCATTTTTACGTCCAATATCAAATCCAGAACGGTGAGGGTGATTCTGGAGGTTGGACATTCCTGTGTAAGAAGCCATAAAAAAAACAATTTAACAATTAAACAATTTCAGGCTCATCCTGATAAGAAAAAACACCTGACAAATCGTTAAGCCTCTTGTGTTTAACCTTATCCCGACATTTCATCAAAGCCGCGGCAGCCAAACGACGAACAAGAGGGAGCTCATGATAAGGTTTTTCCTTATTCTCAGGAGGTCTATTATAACGGAAAGAATAGTTACGAAGCTCAAAGTCTACCAAATCCTTATCATTGGAGTCTTCCAAAGTCTGATAGAAATCCACAAGACGGCTGTACTCGTAACGATTCCAAAAATTAACTATTTTCTCGGAAATAATGCGCAAGAACCTTTCTCGTCCAAAGAGTTCTCCTCCAGGAGTGCCGCTGGACCAGAAAAGTTCCGAGCATCCGTCTGTTGAATATGTTCGAATAAATTTCGCAATTCCGAGGAAAAAGCGGTATACGCGGGAGAGACGATGAGTAGCTTCCAAATCAACACCATCGTACAAACGACATTCAGTAAGAATGAGAATATCACTATGCGGTAGATTCGCCTGAGGAGAGAGGAAGTTATTAAGTTCATTTGATTTTCCATAATTATCCACATAATTTAAATAATATTTACAAAAAGACAAAATACTCTGTTTAGATGGAGCATTCTCGTTAAAAGGGTCACAAGTTATATCTGCACATCCGCTACGAATGACTCGCCCGGGCGCAGTGAACGCAGAATATAATAATTGGTAAATACTCGATGGAGATTGACGAATAGCGTTCGAAAATCGGGGGAATAGTCGAAGGAGATACGGCCATGTAGGTTTAATTGTGCGAAAATAACCATCGCGCTCAACGCGGACTCCATTAAGGCACTTATTGGTAACTGCGTCAATTTCGGCAATTCGTACCTTTCGAGGAAAGAGATTTGATTCTGTAAATCCAATGGAATGGAAGGATTTAGGTCGCACCACTTTTGGCATTTGAGTATAAAAGTCGGGTAAAGCGACAAAACTGTTAACATACGACGCAACATACGGTGCTGCGAATCCTCTCGAGAGTGATGCATCACAACGTCCGTAAGACCAAGCTTTAGATACATTTTCAAGAACAGTTTGCGAGAATCGTTCGGAATTGGAAAACAATAACAAATGCCAATGCGGGCGGAAGCTGGTAGGGCCATATTCTGATACAGCGTAGTAACGTAATTTTTCATCCGGGTAGTAACTTCTTAAACGTTTTAAAAACAAATCGAGGTCACGATTACAAACATAAGGAATCCTATTGGGAACATTATGCTTAATCTTTCCAAGAATAGACAAAAGCTCACTAGGTTTCATAGGATAAGAAAACCGAACTTCGGGGTCCTTAAAAGTGCGTTCAAC